ACCACCGCTGGAAAGATCTATTACTCGTTTGATAGAGCGAAAAACGTCAACCACACTCCAAAGCAGCCTAACCTCCCAATCACCATAGGGGTAGACTTCAACGTCAACCCAATGACTGCGGTTATCTGCCAACTAACAGACTCTAAAATCCTAGTCATTGACGAGGTGTGGTTAACGGATTCCAATACTCATGAGCTAGCTGAGCACCTAAAACACAAAGGCTATCAAGGCTGTAAGCTCATCCCAGACTCAACAGGTATCGCACTCAAAACCTCAAGCGCAGGACTCTCTGATCACCACATCTTAAAACAAGCAGGATTCCAAATACCGTCAGTCAAAAACCCATTCAGAATTGACCGCTATAACACAGTGAATAATCTCCTAGAGAAAGGGAGAATTATTATTGATCCAAAATGTAAGCATTTAATAAATGACTTTGAGCGGGTATCTTATAAGGAAGGGACTAACTTTCCTGATACGGTGGACAAAAGCTTGACGCACATTTCGGATGGCTTAGGGTATGTAGCTAACTACGCATTCCCGTTAGTGGAACGTAAAATCATCTCTGGTAGGTACGCATGACAGATCAAGAAATTATTGAGTACGTTAAATCAAAAGATAACCAAATCAGACTCATGGGCGACCATGATCGCTTCCAGGTTTATAACGGTAAGCTAAAAGAAGTTATTAAGAAAGCCATCAGCACAGAGTTTGCTAGACCTGAAACTATCTCTGAGCTTGTGAATAGAATCATCCCTATCAACATCACTCAGAAGATTATCAACAAGCTTTCTATGGTCTACATGTCTGCTCCAAGAAGAGAAGCATTAGATCAAAACCCAATGGATAATGAGCTTATTGATCTTTACGCTGGACCTCTTAAGATCAACATGAACGGCAAAATCGCTAATCGTTACTACAAGCTTTTTAAGCATGGAGTTTGGGAGCCGTACCTAGATAGTGACGGGATTCCACGCATTAGAACGTTGCCATCGCATACCTACACTCCTATAAGCACAGATCCAAGAGAACCACACAAGCCAACAATATTTGTAAAGCATTTGTACAACCACAAAGATCCTTTGGTTGAGCGGTTTGCAATCTGGACGAATGAGACATTTAAAATTGTTAATGGCAATGGAGATTACTGCTACGATGAGATGCAAAAGCTAGATAACCCAGAAGGAGTTAATCCCTTTGGAGTTATTCCGGTTGTGTACATCTCAGAGCCTGATGACTTGTGTTTGATCCCAATTTCAGATGACGACCTGATTTGTATGCAGGTAGCAATCTGTCTACTTCTTACTGACCTAGCGTTTGCGTCTAAGTATCAGCTGTGGAGTATCTTTGTGTTAACGGGAGCTGATGGATCAGCAAAGTTAGAGCTTAATCCTAACTCTATTATCCAGCTGCCTGAAGGAGCCGACTTTAAAACAGTTAAGCCTGACACAGATATTGATAAGGCTCTTAATTACATTGAGTCGTTGATCTCCTTACTGCTCACTACAAAGAACCTCTCTGTTGGAGACATCTCCGGGAGCGTTAAAGCTGAGGGAGCTAGTGGAGTAGCTAAGATGATTGATAGAGCGGAGACTACAGAGGACCGCAAAGACCAGCAAGCAATCTTCATTGATGCTGAAAAGCAACTATGGGAGCTATTTTCTCACAAGATGCTTCCGCACTGGGTGCAGACTGGGCAGATAAACCCTGATTATGTAGGTAAGTTTTCAGAGGACTTTGAAGTAGCTATTAAGTTCCCAGATCCAAAGCCTTACATAGGTGATGCTGAGATTGTAGATGTAGAAAAGGCGAAGCTTGATGCTGGGTTAACAACTAAGATGATGGCTCTTAAGGCGGTGCACCCAGACCTTGAGGGGGAACAGATTATTGCGTTGGTTGAAGAGCTACACAAAGAGGAAAAAGAACGTATTCAACTTGCTGAGAGGTCATTAAGTGGCGATCAAGTTGACGCTCAGTCTATCTAAGGTTCTAGCTGATAACTTCACAAAGCAGCAGCGCATAGCTTTAGCGCCTCTCATTAGGTCGCCTCAGATAAAGAATGAGTTTGCTCAAAGGTGTATAGACCGCATTATAGAGCGTACCAACTCAGGCATTGATAAGCGCGGAGACACCTTTGCTGGATATTCTAGTGCTTACAAAAAGAGCAGAAGATTTGCTATTTACGGTAAATCATCTCAAGTAGATCTAAAGCTCACTGGAGCAATGCAAGCGTCTATTGGTTTACTCTCCACAGATAATACCAGTGTTACCATAGGGATTGATGGAGGCTTAGAAGAAGACAAAGCCAGAGGCCACATTAAGGGTGCCAATTACTTGCCGGTTAGAGACTTTTGGGGATTACCTGAAGAAGATCAGGCAGCTATTCTTAAAGACGTAGTATCTATACAAAACGCTGAAGAGTCACTATCTGTGCTTCAAGATCTGTTAGGGGTTGTTGCCGCTTCCGCGATTTTAGCGGGTGGTGCGGATACTAATACTAGCGAGCTAAGTAATGCTGATTTAGCGATACTGTCAGAACTGGAGGATCAGTAATGGCTGAGAAGACTTTAGCTGATATTGGCAAGTTCTTAGATGACGTACAGCGAAGCGTATTTGGTAAAGAAACCATGCAGGTAGTTGGAGAGCAAATAGCAGACATCGTCAAAAAGCGCGTTAAGTCAGGCTATGGTGTAAACTCAGACACCGCAGATAAGCCGTCTCAAAGGAAGTTAGCACCTCTGTCAGAGTCTTATAAGAAAGCTAGAAAGCGACTTGGAGTAACAGGATCATTTGCTTCTCCAGTCATAAGCAACCTAACTAATACAGGACAATTACTAGACTCCTTTAGTGTAAAAGCTAAGCAAGGAGAGGTAACGGTATCCATACCTAACACACAGCGAAAGGATGGATTAACTAATCGGGAGGTAGCGGATTACGTTCGTGAGAAGCGACCGTTTTTTGCTTTAACTAGTCCTGAAGTTAAGATTGTAGAGCAAATCATACGCGACAAGATAAGGACTTCGTTTAAGAAGAATTTATGAGTGTTGCACTAACTGAAAGGGAAAAGTAGAATGTCTGAAAAGAAAGCGGCTACCAGTGGAGCTGCAGACGCGACCAGCGGCGCGAGCGGAGAAGGTACGACTGAACAGACTCAAGTTGAAACCAGCGGTTCAACAAAGCCAGAGTCATCAATCGTTGAGAAGCTTTTAAAAGAGAAACGCAATTACGCAAGTAAAGCTGCGGATCTTGAGTCAAAGCTTAAAGCGTTTGAAGATGAGAGGCTTGTAGAGAAAGAACAGTTTAAAACCTTGGCGGAGCAACGGTTAAAAGAGATTCAAGAGCTAAAGACAAGGGTTCAGCAAGATCAGGCCATGCGAGATAAAGCTCGCAAGCTATCTGCAGTGAAAAAGCAGTTAGTTCAAATGGGAATGAGGGCTGAGCATGAGGATTTAGTGTTGAATAAGCTTTTAGACGTTGAGGATCTTATTATTGATCCAGAGACTCAGGCGGTGCTTGGCGCTGAAGAAAAGGCGAAAGCTTTTCGACAAAGTTACGCAACACTTGGGATATTTGGACAAAAAGCTCCAGGCGTTAATCAAAACGCGCCATCTACGTCAACCGCAGGGCCAAAGTCGGTCAGAGAACTAAGCAAAAAAGAACTTATGGATAAGTTGAAAGATACTTTCCAATAACAATACCTTGAAGGGGGTAGACAATGGCTGATGTAGTAATGGGCAATACCGAAACGGTAGCCCTACGACAGGACCTCATTGCAGCATTGGTTCAACGTGAGTTGATCGATGAAGCAGTGATTGTTCCAGGTGTTTATAATGTGTCCCAGTTTGCAGAAGTTGGCGCAAAGACCGTTGAGTTTCCAAAAGCTGGAAGCTTCACAGTTCAGAAGAAAATCGAAGATGAGCAAGCTCAAGCGCAAGCAGTGACTTACTCAACTGATTCTCTTGCTTTAAACGAACATGCAGTTGTTCAGTGGATTATTCCTAAGCGTTCAATGGTTCAGTCACGAATTAACCTTCTTGCTGACACTGTTGCTCGTGCTGCTCGCGCTCACGCTAAGACTGTTGATGATGATCTCATTACAGCTATGCTTGCAGGCGCAGCTTCAGGAAACAACGTCACGTTGTCTGGATCTTTCGGACGTGAAGAAATCACTGAGATGAGAAGCAAGTTGCGACGCGCTTACTGGCCAACCAACGATCTTACGTTGGCAATTGCTCCAGAGCTTGAAGAAGATATGCTCAACGTTGCTGATTTCATCAATGCTGAGAAATATGGTTCAGTAGCTCCAATTCAAAATGGCGAAATCGGTAAGGTATTCGGAGTTAAGGTTGTAGTCTCTACTTTGTTGACTGCAGCTCAAGCTTTGATGTTTCACCGTGAAGCTGTGGCTCTTGCTTTCCAGCAAATGCCTGAGTTTGACGAGCAAAAAGACCTTCAAAACCTCGGTATCCGTTACAGCTTGGATCAACTTTATGGATATAAAGTTCTTCAGTCTGGAACAGGTATTTCTAAATTAGCTTAATAAAGGGGAAACAATGAGCGTTATTAAAGGTCAAATGACCATGTTCAAATACACTTACGACTTCGCACGAGATGGCGGAGCTGTAGGTGATATTCCGTTGACTGCAGATGTAAATGCCATCCCACTATCTTTCGTCATCACTGACGTGAGTGTTGTGGTGGATACGGCTTTGACGACTGGTGGATCTCCAACATTGACTGTTGGAAACAGCGCCGATCGTGATGGCTACTTGGCTGACATCATTGCTGAACTCAGTGGTGTTGGTGCGTCTGTTCATGCTGGAGAAGTAGCTGGTGCTCTTCTTTGGGATGACACAAACGACCACGCTATCGAGTACACTGTTCCTTCAACTGCAGCTGCTATTCCTAGCATCAGCATTGGAACAGCTGCTTTGACGGCTGGTAAGTTGCTGGTTTATGTGCACGGCTATATGCCAGGCGCAGTTCCTGCTTAAGGAATTATGCTTCCAGGTGATGTAACTAACATACCTGACTTTGTAGAGGCTCCGTCTCCGGAAGAACTCCGGAGGCGGATGCTTTCTAACAACGTTAAGAACGGAATGATGTACCGATACTTCGACATCCAGAAAGATGGTAATCGTTGGATCGCGTTCTACTATAAAAAGCTAGACAAGACAGAGGGTCAGTCACTTGGCAATCAGCAGGAACTTAAGCGACAGAGAGCTTGATAAGTTTCAAGAAGACGTTAACGGAAACACAGCCGTAAGAACGCTTTTGTCAGGAGCAATACCAAGCAACTGGGATAATGTGACGCTAAGCTACACTGGGGATAATGTTACATTGGTTGTTTACAGTTTAGATTCAACAGTGATCCGAACGCTCACATTAGGATATGCGGGGGATAATCTAACATCGGTAACGGTGACATAAATGGCACGATATGCTTTTAACGTATTTACTGGGACCTTTGATTTAGTGTCCGGCTCGTCTTCAGATTCAGAGATACTAACGCACGAGTATAATTCAGCTGGTTATAGGCTTAGCTCATATAATTCAGCATCAAGTTCACATTTGGAAGATCTTGGTCCTTTGGTTGTGGTTGATAATAGCGGTGATGTCGTAAAGGTATAGGGGTAGAAATGTCGTTTCATAAATACTTAGTTGGATCTGATCTGCATTCTCCTTCTCAAGAGCAAGTAGAGAATAATTCAGGATCTACTATCACTAAGCTCAAGGTTGTTAAGCTTAACGGTATTGGCTCAGTATATCCTCAGATAGTTCCGGTTTCATCATTGTCAGATTCTGCTGCAGGGATAGCACAAGCAGATATAGCTACTGGTCAAACGGCTTATATAGCGGCATATGGAAGACTAAATGATGTAGATACATCAGCGTATACATTAAACGACCAATTATTTAGTGACGCATCCGGGAATCTAACTACAACAAACACTGGCATACCCGTGGGTGTGGTTATTAAGATCGGATCAACTAACGGAATTATTTTTTTAACGCTCTATGGAAAAGGCCCAAAAGGTGATGATGGGGATAATGGTGTTGTAGAGCGGATAGCTGTTTCAGACGTTGACGATCCAAGTTCAGAGTTATCGTCCCAATCTGGATCTACTGGAGATTTAATAGCTTTATACGAGGATGGAGATCCAAGCCAATGCAGTATTTATCTGTTTGATTCCACAATTACTGCGACAACAAATAGTCCATTTATAGTTAACGGAAGCGGCGGGAAGTGGATTGCGATTGCTGGGAAATATACCCAATCAGGCGTCATAAGTAATGGCGATATCAGTGCTCCAAATCTCCAAACCGTCACACAAGTAGAAGCAGAGGCGGGCACTGCGACCACCACCAGACTTTGGACTGCTGAGCGAGTGGCTCAAGCTATAGCAGCTCTGGCAGCGCCAGGCGCTGTTTGGGGTGGGATCACAGGGACATTAAGTGATCAAACAGACTTGCAGACAGCTTTGAATGGCAAATTAGATACGCCAGCAGTCGGCAATAATAAGCTACTGGCTACCGATGGAAGCGGCGCTGTGATTGCTGCGCCAGATACATCTATAAATGCTTTAAATGGTTTAGATATCTCACTAAATGTTGATGCGCCAAATACGTCAGGATTTTCGGACTTTTACTTTACTACGGCTTCTATAAACGCTGCTGACGATACTCCGGATAGGGGGTACAATTTAGTAAATAATCAAATCCAATTCGACACAGATAATCAAGGGTTTGACATAGGAACCAATGGAACCGCAGCCGGAGTGATCTCAAATTATGTAGCCCACAGCGGGACTAGTAATATTGGTGACGTTGCTTTTATTAAAAACAACTTTGCCATTGGTAACGGTACAGATCCAATTGATTTAAAGGGCGTATCATACTGTTATGGTTTTGGTAACGTTGCGGCAAATGTCACCGTAACTGGGCCACTACAGGGATACGGATTTCAACCAACGGTTGATGAGGATGCATCATTTGCAGCATCGAATGCGTACATTAAGCCGTTTTATGATGCGTGCAATATTGAGTGCGAGGCTCCAGGGCACATAAGTTTTAATGCATCACCAAATCTAGCAGAGATTAGAAACAATAGTAATTATACTGGATTGAATATAAATCCAACAGTCACAGCTCTAAACGGAAACGGATCAGTAACTGGTATTGGTGTTAGTGGAAATATTGGATCATTTAATCTAAATGGTTCTTTTCGTGGTGTTAGCGTTTCTCCAACCATATCATCAGGTAGGTATGTCGCCGCGTTTCAAGCGAGCATGAACAGTGTTACTCCATATGCAGGAGCTGCATCCACTCTTACAGTACAGGATTTAACATTCACGTTTATAGCCGTTGGCGACAATAATACCTACACTATGGCGTACACTTCTGGTGCAACGGCAGGTGCAGAAGTAGTGTCTATATCTGGAACAGATGTGTCGGTACAGATAGAGAGTGGAGTATCAACAGCGACACAGATTAAAGCGGCATTAGATGGTGATACGAGCTTTTCTAGCGTGATCACAACAACAATTACAGGAACGGCATCTAACGCGCAGACACCATTTAGCGCAACACCATTTACAAGTGGAGAGAATGCGGGACAGGTATTTGCGGCGGACCTACAGGGTGATGTTAGGATAAATGGCCCTATTAGCGCAGGGAAGGCTGATCTATTTTATAATTATGACTTGGTATCAGGAACGTCTAATCCATTTACTATCCATTCATTTGTCACTGGAGTGGCAGTAGACGCCAATGACACAATAACAGCTGGGGATGTCATTGGTGTAAATACGGCAATGCTAATGAACGTAGGCGACAATGCAACAGTATCTACAAATCTAGTAGGGCTGTCGGCAATGGCTATGCCGGCTGTTGTTAGTCTTGGAGCTGGTTCTGTTGTAGACCGCGTATCCGGAGCCACCTGTGCGCTGAGCTTAGATCCTGGTGCTGGTGGCGGGACAATATCAGAGCTGGATATATGTCGCTCTGTAGCTATACCAAACGGAGTAACTACCGTGACAAAGCTTTACGGGTTTAAGATGGATCTTCCTTTTGGTGATCCAGGATCAACCTCTTGGGGGTTTTATGAGTCGTCAGGCATTCATAATTATATGGCTGGAAATATCCTCATTGGCGGGACAGCTGGAAGTGATGACACAGTAACTAATAGCAGCGTAGCTATGGAGATAAAGTCGTCAACAAAAAGCCTAGTTGTGTCGCGCATGGATACGACAGCAAGAAACGCATTAACCGCCATTGATGGAATGATAATTTATAACACCTCTACCGATAAATTTCAGGGTTACGCTAACAGTACATGGGACGATTTGAACTAAGGTATTTATGAAAGACGATGAGGCAAGAAAAAGAGCGTTTGAGTTACTGGATAACGCCATAGCTCAATTAAATGTTAACCGAAAAACCCATCAAATACTTATGGATGCATTAAATATTTTATATCAAACTAATACCGTAGAAGAAAAACTATAGGGGATTGTGATGTTACTTACTCAATGGATTAGAGCTTTCTATTCGGACAACGGGACCATCACCGACATTAGTCTTGGCTTGCAAGAAGACGCGTCAGTTACATTTGAGGTAGTTGGTACTGAAGACTATCTGTATGTGGCGCAGAGCATGCCATTCAATAATCTCTTTGTTGAGATACACACAGCTAACGACAACGCCTCAGTCGTGTCTGTGGATCTATGGGATGGCAAAGCGTGGACTCCTGCTGTGGATGTGTTGGATGGGTCGGCACTATCAGGAAAGAGTTTGGCTAGAGATGGAGTGATTCAATTTCAGCCAGATAGGGATGAGTTTTGGGAAAAGGTGGAAGATACTAGGGATGAGCCTACAGCGTTTGGCCTACAGTCTAGCGTGGTTATCTACGACTGTTATTTTGCGCGTTTTAAGTTTTCTGCTAATCTATCTGCAGGAACGAAGCTTAAAAAAATAGGTTACGCATTTTGTAATGATGAGCAGTTAGAGGGTGTTGATCCAGAGATTGACAACTACTTAACAAGCTGGGACGCAGCTAAGACTGACTGGGTAGAGCAGACCCTTGTTGCCTCTTTGCATGTGATTACGGATCTTAAAGCAAGAGGTTGGATCTCCCATCCAGGGCAAGTACTAAGACTAGATGACGTATCTATGGCAGCTGCTTATAGGACGCTAGCTTTGATCTATAACAAGCTTGGCTCTGGATTTGAGGGTCAAAGAGATGACGCTTTAAAGCAGTACAATGATTTACTGTCTGTTAAGCGGTTTACCTTTGATCAGGATGAGGATGGCCAAGTGGGTCGTGGAGAACTCTTTGGAAGTATTTCTAGGGGTATTAGATGAGTGCAATCTCCAATATCTTTGATGCGCTTAATACTACGGTAGCTACTGCGCTACCAACGCATGCTCAGCTTTTAAATCCTTACTTTTTAGAGAGTGATTCACAGATATCGCTATCAGCAGCTTACGGCATCAAGCTTGGCCTTGGAGTTAATGTCTTTGGTAACGAGAACTCGGGACAAGAGCAACGCTCAAGAGAGCTTCTTGTTGTGCTTACAAGAAGGAAGTTTGCAACTAAGGGAAACATTACAGAGCGCAAGTCTGTAGAAAAGCAACTCTTTGAAGATCTTACCTTAGTGTTAGATGCGGTAGCGGCCACTCCTAAGCTTGGAGTGATGTCTGTGCAGAGAACTTATTATGTCAGTGATACTGGCGTGCAATTTTTGCCTTTGGGTGGTGATAGAGTCGATATCTACTATCTGGAGGCAACTCTAACGGTAGAGTATGAAAACGAGGTGCAGTTATGTACCTGAATAATTCGACTATAATGGGGGTCTATCATGGC